GTAATTAAAGTAAAGAAGGTTGCAGACGGAACTGATAAAGAACAAGTCAAGTCAGGATTTATGCCTGTTCCATATAATGTGGAATTTGAATTGTTTATTATGTCAAAAAGTTCTGATGATGCACTACAAATTGTAGAACAGATTCTTCCATACTTTCAACCAGAGTATACAGTAACTTTGAGAGAAAGTCCAGACTTGGATATCATTCGTGATGTTCCAATTGTACTGAATAGTATCTCATATGAAGATGACTATGAGGGTGACTTTACTAGTAGAAGGAGTGTTATCTACACTTTGTCTTTTACTGCAAAGTACTACTTGTACGGCCCAGTGTCATCGCAAAATGTCATTCGTACTGTACAAGTTGACCAGTATGCAAATATGCCAGTCAATGCACCTTCAAGAGAACAAAGATATACTGTTGCACCTACACCGAATACTGCAACGGCACAAGAGTTTGATCCAGATGATGATAACTTTGGTTTTAATGAAACAACCAGTTTCTTTGAAGATGCCAAAAATTATAATCCTACAACCGACCAAGATGAATAAATAGTAGGAAAGAATTAGGATAAACGCAAATGACAATTAGAAAAATTAATGTCACTTCTGGAGAGGTTTCAGATGATCAAAACACTTCTACTGGTGCATTTGACATTCCAGTAGGTACTACGGCACAAAGGCCTGGTTCACCCACAGAAGGCAATATTAGATATAATACAACTTTGGATACTACAGAAATTTATGCCGAGGGTGCTTGGGGTAAGGTATCACCATTGACACCAATTCTCAGTAGTATTACTGGAAACATTTATAACACTCTTGCTGGAAACTTAACTCTTAATGGAGCAAATTTTTTAACTGCAAATTTAGTTGTTTCATTTACGCCTTCTGGTGGTTCTGCATCTACAGTTACAGTAACACCTACTAGTGATAGTGTTGCAACTGTTGCTATTCCTTCTGCAATTTATGGTGCCAGTGCTGGAACTGTTGTTGCTATAACAGTTACGAATAGTGATAATAGAACATCTGCCGCAACGAACAAAACGGTGGTTACTCTTCCTAGTGGTGGAACTATTACAACAAGTGGTAACTTTAGAATCCATACATTTAATTCTTCTGCCAACTTTGTTGTTCCTTCTGGTGTAACAATTGCAAATGCAGAATATCTCGTTATCGCCGGCGGTGGTTCTGGTGGTGACTATGGAGGCGGTGGTGGTGCCGGTGGGTATCGCTCTTCTGTTGTTGGTGAAAACTCTGGTGGCGGTGCTGTTGCCGAATCTAGAATAACCATGGCAGCAGCAACATATGCCGTTACGATTGGTGCCGGTGGTGCTGGCAATCAAACCACCAGTTATGGCGCTGGAAACAATGGTGTTGCCTCTTCTGTCATTGGTGGTTCTGTTAGTATCAGCAGTGTTGGTGGTGGTAAAGCTGGATATTATAATAACGTAGATGGTAGCGCTGGAGGTTCAGGTGGCGGCCCAGGCATCGCTGAACAAGTTGGAAACGCTGTTGGTGGTGCTGGAACAAGTGGACAAGGATACAAGGGTGGTGACAATACCGCTGGAAGAGGTGGTACTGGTACTTACCCAGGCGGCGCAGGCGGTGGTGGAGCAGGCGCAGTAGGTACTAATGGTTCTGCAAAAGGTGGTGCTGGACAACCAGGCGGTACTGGTGTTGCATCCTCAATAACAGGTTCATCTGTTACTCGTGGCGGCGGCGGTGGAGGACTTGCTGCTTCTAGTGGTGTTGGCGGCGCTGGTGGTGCTGGCGGTGGTGGTACTGCTAATGATTATAATGGTGCTTCTCGACACGGCACTGCAAATACTGGTGGCGGTGGTGGCGCCCATGTTGGAACAAATTCAAGTTCCTATTCAGGCAATGGCGGCAGTGGCGTTGTCATTATTAGATATGTATTACCGTAGGGAGAATAGTATAAGATGGCACATTTTGCAAAAGTAGAAAACGGTATTGTAACTACGGTTATTGTAGCAGAACAAGATTATATTGACAATCTTGTTGATGATAGCCCAGGCGAATGGATTCAAACATCATACAATACATTTGGTGGAGTTCACTCTGACGGTGGAACTCCTTTAAGAAAAAACTATGCCGCAGTCGGATATGTTTATGATAAAGATAGAGATGCTTTTTATATGCCCAAACCATATGCATCATGGACATTAGATGACGATACCTGTTTATGGGAGGCTCCAGTTGAATATCCATCTGATGAAAAGTTATATGTTTGGAATGAAGATAAAACTTCTTGGGATGAAGTAACAGAGTAATGATATGTCTAATCAGACAGATATTTTAGATAATGTTCTTGGTATTACAGATGTAGTGGAAACAACGACTAGAGAAGTAACACCACCCAAACCAGTTCTTGTTCCGACAACAACTGGAACTGAAGAGGATATAGATAATGATTATAAATATCAGAGAGAAAACTTTTACAATCTGATAGAAAGAGGACAGGATGCAATTGATGGTATCCTAGACCTTGCAAGAGAATCAGAACACCCTCGTAGTTATGAGGTGGCCGGAAACTTGATAAAACAGGTTGCAGAAGTAACAGAGAAACTTGGAGACTTGCAGACTAAGATGAAGAAACTAAAAGAAGTTCCTAACTCTGCACCTCAAAATGTAACGAATGCATTGTTTGTAGGAAGTACTGCTGAACTGCAAAAGATGTTAAAAGGGAAAAATTAAAATGCCATTGACACGAATCAAACAAACTGCAATTGGTGCTGATGCAATTACTAGTCCTAAACTTGCACACGATTTAGAACTTGACGGAGACTTTGTTCGTGTACCAGCTGGTACAACAGCACAACGTCCGTCTAGTGCCGCTGGTGGACAACTTAGATTTAACACTGACATAGGAACACTAGAACAATATAATACTGCTACTAATGCTTGGCAGGCAATTGATAGTCCTCCAATTATTACAAGTCTTGCCATCGCCGGTGGTGCAAATGCAACCGAGCCTGCTGGTGGAGCAACAGTTACTCTTACAGGTACAAACTTCAAGTCAGGTGCGACAGTAACAATTGGTGGAACTAGTGCATCCTCTATCACGGTAGTATCTTCAACAACTATCACATTTACTACACCAGCAAAGTCTGCTGGTGATTATGATGTTAAAGTAACAAACACAAACGGACTTGCTGCAACTTTAACTGCTGGTCTTTCCTACAACGGAACACCAGCATTTACAACTGCGGCTGGTAATGTTGGTTCATTATTTAATAATGAAGCAATGTCAACAATTACTATTGTTGCGGCAGAACCAGATGGTGGAACACTTGCGTTTGCTGTAACATCTGGTGCATTACCTTCTGGTGTATCTTTGGGTTCTGCAAATGGACAACTTACTGGAACACCAAATCCAACTATTACTGCAAACACAACTTTTAACTTTACTGTTACTGCAACAGATGATGAGAGTCAAACAAACTCTCGTGCATTTAATCTAATCGTTCTTAGAAAAATATATAATGTTCCAATCACAAGGAGTCTATTGCTTAATGATAATGAAGGTCAGTATATAGCCAGAACTCATGGTCAAGATGGTAATCAACAAATATGGACTTGGTCTGGTTGGGTAAAAAGACACAATGTTGGTACTGGACAGGGGATATTTGGAACAGATTCAAATGCCGCAAACAACTTTTTCATTATGCAATTCAATAGTGATAATAGTGTTTTTCTTCAAGGATATTCATCAAGTTCACAAACAACTAGACTGAAAACAAGACGAAAATTTGTCGATAATTCAGAATGGTATCATTTCGTAGTTGCAGCAGATACGACTCAAGCAACTGCATCTAATAGGATGAAACTGTATATTAATGGCGAGTTATATACTGATTGGGAAAGTGGAAGCGCTATATATCCAAATGCACAAAACTTAAATACTGCAATGAACAGAGCAAACAGGGCGTTGATGATTGGTGCATATGATACAACTGGCACACCAGCAACATTAGATGGACATATCGCAGACGTTCACTTTATTGATGGACAACAAAAACAAGCAACAGATTTTGCAAATTCATATAACGATGTTTGGACACCACAACTCTATACTGGAACGTATGGCACTAATGGATTTAGATTAACCTTTGCTGATAGTTCAGATATTGGTAATGACGTATCTGGTAATAATAACGACTTTACTGGCCAAGCGTTAGCGGTAGACCATGTAAGAATTGATTCTCCTACAACCAATTTTGCATCTCTCAATGTTCTTGATAGACGAACAAACACATCAGCGCCAACCACACAAAATGGTTTGTATGTTTCGTTGCCTGGCAGTTCAACAGTGTCAGGAACACAGGGATTGCCCTCAGGAAAATGGTATTGGGAAGTAAAATGTCTTACTAATACTGCTCCTTATATTGGGGTACAAAGAGTCGGTGAAGCAAGAGGTGGTTATTCACTAGGTGGTACTGCTCTAAACAGAGCAGGAGATATTTATTCTGGAAACGCTGATCTATTAATAAATGGTTCAGCGGCATTCACTGGAAATAACCATATTGTCGGTGTTGCCTATGATGCAGATAATGATAAAATACAATGGTCAGTAAATGGACAATGGTATACTGCTAATGCTGCAAGCGCCTCAACTGAAACAATTTCTAATGTAGCAGCAGGAACTACTGCATTTGATCTTAGTCATCCTGGCACTGGTAGTGGTGGATTATACGCCTCTACTGGAAAAATAACACTTGTTCCTTACTTTGGAACTTCAACTGCTGGCACTGAACTAGCAGTCAACTTTGGACAAAATCCAACATTTAACGGCAGCAATGCTGCTGGAACAGAAACAGATGGTAATGGAAGAGGACTATTTACTTATCCTGTTCCTTCTGGTTACTTAGCGTGCTGTGCTGAAAACATTGCAGACGATACAGATATTGATACTCGTGCTGATGTTCGTCCAGATGATAACTTTAAGTGTATTACATGGACAGGCACAGGTTCAGCAAGAGATCTTGTTGTAGGTTTCAGGCCTGATTTGGTTTGGACAAAAGACAGAAATGGTACTTATTTTGCTGGTTGGTTTGACAGTATGAGGGGCCCAACAAAAACTCTTACGACAACTAGTGATGCCGCAGAAGCTACATTTGCTAATGGTTTAACGTCATTTAATTCAGATGGTTTTTCATGGGGAACAGATGCCAGTACAAACTATGGTAATCTTAGTGGAAGAGAATATGTTGGGTGGTGTTGGAAAGCTGGCGGTGCTCCAACTGCAACAAATGCTGCTGCCGCTGGTGCAGTTCCTACTTCTGGTTCAGTTATGATTGATGGTGTTGCATCTACCTCTAACCTTGCCGGAACTCTGGCAGTAAAAGAGTTAAGTGCAAATACAAAAGCAGGATTTAGTATGATACGTTGGACAGGCGCTGGTGCAGACTGTACGATTGCTCATGGTTTGAATAAAAAAGTAGAATTTTTTATGACTAAAAGTTTGTCTGAAACACGAAATTGGCAAGGTTTCCACAAGAATCTGTCACAAGGATACATATTATATTTTGATATTGATTACGGACAAAATAACGCTGGTAGCACTTACTTTCGGGGTGGTTATCAAGCCAGTCAAAACACTAATACGACAATAGGATTAAGTTCTTATCTCGCACAGTCCGCTAAAGATATGGTAGGATATGCATGGCATAGTGTGCCTGGATATAGTGATATCGGTTATTATGTTGGCACTAACAATACTGATGGGCCTGCGCTCAATTTTGGTTTCAAACCAGCATTTTTGATGGTTACAAAAGTGGGTAACGGTTCTGGTAATGGTAGTAAGTGGCACATATTTGATAATGCAAGAGATCCAGTAAATAATGCAACCCAATATGCATTGTTTGCTGATCATGCCAATGGTGATGGTGTAGGAAGTGCTGCGCCTACCGCTCATATTCACTGGACAGCAAATGGATTTAAGATTATTAATAATCCTAGTGGTGGTATTAATCAGGCAGATGTGTATATTTACATGGCGTTTGCTTCCGACCCTTTCAAGTATACTGAGGCGGTATAATTCTTAGAATATTATGTTATGCAAAATTATGATCATTACCTTGGAAATCCTCTACTAAAAAAATCTAATGTTCCTGTCAACTGGACAAAGGAACAGATTCTTGAATATCAGAAGTGTATGGAAAGCCCCATATACTTTATCAAGAATTATATCAAGATTGTATCTCTTGATGAAGGACTTGTTCCTTTTGAACTGTATGACTTTCAAGAAGATATTGTAGACACAATCCACGATAATCGTTTTACTATCTGTAAGATGCCACGACAGTCTGGTAAGTCCACAACTATGGTATCTTACATTCTTCACTACGTTCTTTTCAATCCTAACATGAATGTTGCAATCCTCGCCAACAAGGCTTCGACTGCAAGAGATATTCTTGGTAGACTCCAACTTGCATACGAGAATCTTCCTAAGTGGTTACAACAGGGAGTGGTGTCTTGGAACAAAGGTTCGGTAGATTTAGAGAATGGTAGTAGGGTGGTTGCATCTTCTACATCTTCATCTGCTGTTCGTGGTGGTTCTTACAACATGATATTCTTGGATGAATTTGCATTCGTTCCAACTAATGTTGCAGAGGACTTTTTCAGTTCTGTGTATCCTACAATATCATCTGGTAAATCTACAAAGGTTATTATTGTATCAACCCCTAACGGTATGAATCTTTTCTACAAGTTGTGGGTAGATGCAGAAAACAAAAGAAATTCATATAATATCATAGATGTTCACTGGAGTCAAGTACCAGGCCGAGATGAAAAGTGGAGAACAGAAACAATTGCAAATACTTCTGAAGAACAGTTCAGAAGAGAGTTTGATTGTGAGTTTCTTGGTTCTGCAAATACACTCATCAATCCCTCAAAAATTAAGACTATGGCATTTCAGAATCCTATTCAATCAAACGCTGGATTGGATATGTATGAGAAACCAAAAGAAAAGGCAACATATGTTCTTGTGGCTGA